GTTCATGACCGAACACACCTCAACAAAACCGGCCTGGCGGGGTCGGTTGACGAAGGAAGCGAGATGACCCAGGGCTGGCACAGGGCCGATATCCGGGCCGCCGTCGAAAAAGCGGGCAAGACGCTTGGGCAGCTTGCCCTCGACAACGGACAGAAAGAGTGGGCCTGCAGACACGCCCTGACCCGTCGGCACCCCCCCGGAGAGAAGGCGATCGCCGCGTTCATCGGCGTGCCGCTCTGGGAGTTGTGGCCGGATCGGTGGCGCGCCCCCCGCGTCAAGGGCGGGGAACCGAGCCGCATCGACAATCGCGTCCGTTCGAAATATCGCCGATCGGCCCCGCCTCGTCACGGTCAAAACGTGAAGGCGGCTTAGACCATGAAAGATCTTGGGCTTCAAACCATCGCGGTTGCCGCGATCGATTACGGCGACCGCCTGCGGGCGATCAGCGAAGACCACGCCCGGATGCTGGCCACCAACATCGCCGAGGTCGGGCGGCTGCGGTCGCCGATCGAAGTGCGGGCGCTGAAAGGAAAAAAGGACCGCAGCTACACCCTGATCGCGGGCGGGCACCGCCTGCGGGCGGCGCAGATCCTGGGCTGGTCGGAAATCCCGGCCTTCGTGATCGAGAGCAGCGACGACGAAGCGCGACTGGCCGAGATCGATGAAAACCTCGTCCGCCACGAGTTGAATCCGCTGGACCGGGCGGTCTTCCTGGCCGAACGCAAGACGATCTATGAGCGGCTGTTCCCCGAGACCAAGGCCGGGGTGGCGGGCGCCGAGGCCAAGCACGGGCGTGCAACGGACATCATGTCCTTTGCAGCGGACACGGCCGAACGTTGCGGCCTGACCGAACGCAGCATCCGGCGCGCGGTGGCGATCGCCAGTGGCCTGCAGCTCGACGTGCGGGCCCGGATCACCGGAACGGGACTGGCGCACAAACAGTCCGAATTGCTGGCGCTGATCAAGCTGTCCCGGTCGGAACAGCATGCGGTGCTCGATCTGCTGCTGGCCGAGGGAACCGAGGTCAGGACGGTCGATGCGGCGCGGCGGATCGTCCGCGACGAACACAGCCCCGACATCACCCCCACCGAAGCGGGGTTTCAGAAACTGCTGGCCACCTGGAGCCGTGCCGACAAAGCGGCGCGGCGGCAGTTCGTGCGGCACCTGCGGGAGACCGGGGCACTGGACGACTTGCTGGCGGCCAGTGGCGAGAAGGAGGCCGCGTGATGAGAAGGCGGTCGCCATCATCCCAATCCACGGGTTCCCCCCATGGTTCGTTGGCGTCAGACACCACAACCATAGGGGAAGACCGGCCGGCCGTCATCGTCACCGCCATGGCGGTAGCGGTCGGCCGGCGCCTGCCGGTGGGGAGGGGATGATGGCCCAGCGCGACAGCCGCACCATGGATCTGCTGTCCTGGCAGCCTCCCAACCCGGCCCGGGCGTTCGACGCGGACAAGGTCCGCGCGGCCAGCCTGCGGTCGATGATCTGCCGTGGCGTGTCCCTGGCGCTCAAGGAATGCGGGCAGGATCGCGACCAGATCGCGGCCGGGATCGGCGCCTATCTGGGCGAGCCCTGCGCCAAGAGCATGCTCGACGCCTATGCCAGCGAGGCGCGCGACGACCACACCATTCCCCTGGTCCGTTATCTGGGCCTGGTCCACGCCACCCGCGACATCCGGCTGATGCAGATGCTGGCTCAACCGTTCGAGTGGGCGGTGATCCCTGCGAAATACCTGCCGGCGATCGAGGAGGCGATTCTGGCCGACAAGATCGAGGAACTGCAGCAACGCAAGGTGGTCGCCCGCAAGAGCTGGAAGGGGGCCTGACCATGAAGGAATGGTTCACCGCCGCAGAGATTGCCGCTCTGAAGCTGCCGGGTATGCCGGAGTCTGAAAGTGGTGTTTGGCGTATTGCCAAGCGCGATGGCTGGCAGCATCCAGAGCGCCAATGCGATGTCGTCACCAATCCCCGAGGCGTTTGGCGCACGCGCGACAAAAAGCAGGGCGGCGGCACCGAATACCATTACTCGCTGCTGCCCTCGCGGGCTCAGGCGGCGCTGGTCCGGAAACATCACACGCCGACGGAACCGACCCGTGCCGAGATCAAACAGCGGCTGTCGTCCGAGGAGGCATGGTCGCATTTCGAGGGGCTGCCCGAGGCCCGCAAAGACAAAGCCCGCACCCGCCTCAAGGTGCTGCAGGATGTCGATGCCCTGATCCGGGCCGGCACGCCGAAGGAAGTGGCGATCCAGTTGATCTGCGGCCCGGTCCGGATCCCGACCCGGACCTATTACGAGTGGGAGACGCGGGTGCATGGGGTCGAGCGGCCCCACTGGCTGCCGCATCTGGCCGACCGCTATGTCGGCCGGACGGTCGAAGCCGAGATCACCCCCGAGGCCTGGGAAGCGTTCAAGGCCGATTATCTGCGGCTGGAACAGCCCTCGGCGAAGTCCTGCTATGACCGGCTGGTCCGGGCCGGTCGGGATCTCGGCTGGGTGATCCCCAGTTCCAAGACCCTGCTGCGCCGGATCGAGTCGGAGATCGCGCTGCCGGTCCGCGTCCTGACCCGCGAGGGGGTGGAGGCGCTGAAGCGACTGTATCCGCCGCAACGGCGCGACCGTTCGATGTTTCATGCCCTGGAGGCGATCAACGGCGACGGGCACCGGTTCGACGTGTTCGTCAAATGGCCGGACGGCGAGATTGGCCGGCCGATGATGTGCACGTTTCAGGACCTCTATTCCGGCAAGGTGGTCGGCTGGCGGGTCGACAAGTCGGAGAACCGCGACGCCATCCGCCTCGCCCTGGGGGACGTGATCGAGGATTACGGCATTCCCGACCACATCTGGTTCGACAACACCCGGGCGTTCGCCAACAAGGCCCTGACCGCCGGGAGCCAGACCCGCTTCCGCTTCAAGATCAGGGACGAGGACCCGGTCGGGCTGTGCGTTCAGCTCGGGATCGAGGTCCATTTCACCTTGCCCTATTCGGGACAGTCGAAGCCGATCGAGCGCGCCTTTCGCGACATGTGCGACCGGATCGCCCGCCATCCCGCCTTTGCCGGGGCCTATACCGGCAATTCCCCGGTGACGAAACCGGAGAATTACGGGGCGAAGGCGGTTCCGATCGACGAGTTCCTGAAGGTGCTGTCGGCCGAGCTCGCCGCCCACAACGCCCAGGCCGGGCGTCGCTCCCAGGTTTGCGACGGGCGGCTGTCTTTCGACGAGGCCTTTGCCGCCAGCTATGCGGCCTCGCCGATCCGCAAGGCGACGGCGGCGCAACGGCGGTTGTGGCTGCTGGCGGCCGAAGGGGTCCGGGCCAGCACGGCCCGGGGCGAGATCACCCTGTTTGGCAACCGGTATTGGACCGAAAGCCTGTTGGACCATCGCGGCCAGCCGCTGATCGCCCGGTTCGATCCGCACAACCTGCTTGACGATCTGCACGTCTATCGCCTCGACGGTGCCTATATCGGCGCGGCGGAGGTGGTCGAAGCGGTCGGGTTCGCCGATGCCGGCGCCGCCCGTGACCACGCCCGGGCGCGGCGTGCGTTCATCAAGGCGACCCGCGCCTATGCCGAGGCCGAAATCCGGTTGTCGGCCGCCGAGGTAGCGGCACTGGCGCCGATCCCGGGAGACCTGCCGGCCCCCGAAGCCAAGGTGGTGCGGATGCCGTCCGGCACCCCGGCCCCCACCAGCATGGGGCAGATGCGGCGCAAGCCCCTGCAACCCGCCCCGATCACGCCGGCCGAACAGGCGCGGCTCACGGCGCTGGAAGCCGAACTGGCGCCGGCCGAGGTCGTGCCGCTGCCGACCCGGGAGACCCGGGAGACCAGATTCGCCCGGGCACTTGATCTTGAACGGCAGCGGGAAGCAGGCCAGCCGATCGGCGACGCCGAAGCGGGCTGGCTGGCGGTGTACCGCACCCAGCCCGAATACCGGGCGATGGCGAAGCTTTACGAGGATTTCGGAGACGCGGTGCTGACCGCGTGAACGGAAACGGCGGCCACCCTGGCCGGTGGACCGCCGCAATTCAAAACGAACCGAGGGCAACTATGACAATCGATATTCCTTCCGTCAACACCATCGCGCCGCTGCGCAACGTGATGCTGCTGGCCGAGCTGGTCGAACGGGTGATGACCCGGCCGGCCGGGCTGCCAGGGATGGCGACGTTCCACGGCTTTTCCGGCTACGGCAAGTCGTTCGCGGCGATGTACGCCGCCAACAAGCACCGGGCCTATCACGTCCAGGTCAAGAGCGTGTGGACCCGCAAGAAGCTGTGCCTCGCGATCCTGGCCGAAATGGGAGTCCGGCCGGGGCCGACCATCCCCGACATGGTCGATCAGATCGGCCAGGAACTGTCGTTGAGCCAGCGCCCGCTGCTGATCGACGAAGCGGACTTCCTGGTGGCCAAGGGGCTGATCGAGGTGGTGCGCGACATCTACGAAAGCAGCCAGTCCACCATCATCCTGATCGGCGAGGAGCAACTGCCGCAGAAGCTGAAGGTGTGGGAGCGGGTCCACGGCCGGATGCTCGACTGGGTGGCGGCCCAGCCCGGCTCTCTGGCCGACACCCGCCACCTTGCCAAGCTGTATTGCCGGGGGATCGAGGTCGCCGACGATCTGCTGGCCGCCCTGCATGAGGCCTCGGGCGGGTCGGTGCGGCGGATCTGCGTCAATCTCGACCGGGTGCGCGAGGCGGCCCAGACCGCCGGGTTGGCCCGGATCGACCGCAGCCAGTTCGCCGGGCCGTTCTTCACCGGCAATCCGCCCAGCCGGAGGGCCGGTTAATGGCCCGCAAGCCGGCGCATCTGGAACAGGCCGGGCCGAAACCGACCGGGCGGCGGGCGGTGTGGGCGGCGATCCGCGCCCAGCGGTCGGGCTTCACCCTGGCCTCGCTGGAACGGGCAACCCGGATTCATCGCGACACCATCCGCACCTACCTGCGCGGGCTGGAGGCAGCCGGCTACGTCGCCCGGACGCCGGACTCGAACCCGGCCGCCTACAGCCTGGTCCGCGATGTCGGGACCGAGGCGCCGCGCGTCACCCGCGACGGCAAGCCGGTCACCCAGGGGCTGGCCCGCGAGCAGATGTGGCGGACGATCCGGATGCTCGGGGGCGACTGGTCCTGGCGCGATCTGGCCATCGCCGCCTCGGTCGAGGCGGTTCCGGTGGCCGAGGCCGACGCCAAGGATTACTGCGCCAATCTGGCCCGGGCCGGCTATCTGCTGATCGTCGCCGCCGGTCATGGCGCCAGCGGCGACAGCAAGGCGGCGCCGACCCGTTACCGCTTTGTCCCCGCCCGCAACACCGGGCCTCGGCCGCCGATGGTGCAGCGGCTGTCCAGCATCTTCGACCCCAATCTGGGCCGGATCGTCTGGCAGGAGGCCCCGCACGATGACGAATGACGCCGCCACCGCGCTGGAACGCGCCCGCGCCGCCTGGGGTGATCCGCCCGATTGGGTCGAGGCCCTGGCCCAGGCCTGCGACGACGCCAGCCAAGCCAATGTCGCCCGGCTGCTGGGGGTCTCGGCGGCACTGGTCAGCGGGGTGCTGCGCGCCCGCTACCAGGGGTCGATGGCGGCGGCGGAGCAGCGGGTGCGCGGCGTGCTGCTGGCCGCCACCGTGTCCTGCCCGGTGGTGGGCGAACTGGCCGCCGACGCCTGCCTGATCCACCAGCGCGCGCCGTGGGCGCCGCACAACCCGGCCCGCATCGCTTTTTTCCGCGCCTGCCGGGCTGGCTGCCCGCACGCCACCCTGATCGGAGGGATGGATGCTGAGTGAAAATCTGCACGCCCTGGCCGCCTCGTTCGGCCGGCACCGCGACGAAGGGTTGGTGTTTGAACCGGTTGGCGTCGCCACGATCGAAGCGGTGTTGCTCGGCCTGGCCCGCCAGGCCCTGGCGCTGGAACAGCAGATCCTGCCGGCTCACGCCCGGCTCGATCCCGACAACCTGCCCGCCGGGGTGATCCCGTTCCGGCCTCGCCGGAGGGCCGGGCGATGAGCGCCCGCCTCGGCCCCGACGAGGCCGCGGTGGTGGCCACCCTCGGCCACACCGGCCGGGCAGTGCTGCGCGACGGCGCCGACCATTACCACCTTGGCACGCCGGCGCCGGACGGCGGCTGGCGGGTGCTGTCGAGCCCGGCCTCGGCCGAGGCGGCACTCGACGCTTCGGCCCGGCTGCTGGATCGCCGGCCCCGTGGCGGCTGGCGGGCGCTGTTGTGGCTCGACCTCGCCGGCGTCGCCGCGATCACCGCCGGCCTGGCGCTGGGCCTTGTGGCCACCCTGGGCGAGGCCACCCGGCAGCCCGAGACCGGCCCGCCGGCCCGGTTGTCGTTCACCGCCTTCGTTCCGCCCCCTCCCTGAAAGGCCCGTTCAATGTCCGTTGAAACCACCCCTCCGAAGTCCCTTCCCGGCGCCACCTTGGT